CAATCGTCAGGTGTTTAAATGCACCGGCTGCGGCGCGGTTACGGACCACCCGAAAGGCCACGACGGAGAGCCAGACACGCATAAATGTTCACATAGCTGCCCGTCGCATTCGAGCGATTGGAAACCGGCGGAGCGCGAGGGTGGATACCGGAAGAACTTCGACCGGATATTCCCCAAGGCTCCCGGAGCCGGAGTGTAAGGGTTTAAGGGAAAAAAATAAAAAATGCCTCAGGTCGAAATAACACGCGATCCGATGGACGAGTTGGTGGAGGCGCGTAGGCGCGTTGACCGCGCTGAGTACGCCACACAGCAAATTGACGACCAGGAGACGGCCGAGCGCGAGGACGCCGCGCGTCGGATCGCGGTCGAACAGGAGAAGTCGATCGTAGATTACGTGGCCGACTGCGTGAAGACATCGGTGCAGGCGACCGATGAGCTGCGGCGGCAACAGGACCATTGTTGGCGGGTTTACAACGAGGAAGAGCCGTATTCGTACTCCAATAAAGACGCCTGGCAATCGCGGGTTATCGTGCCAAAGCCGTTTGCGACGGTGCAGTTCGGCGCGGCGGTTATAAAAAAGGCGTTCTCGCCTGATTTTTTGACCATCCACGACGACCAGTCGGAGACGGCGAAGCAGTTCTGGAAAACCGTACTCGATATACAGAACGACGACCAGCACGGAAATTTCGTCACCGCCTTCGCCGACGCGGTAACCATGGCGCTTGCCGTCGGCGTCAGCATGGAAATCATCCCCCGCTGGATACCAGGTCGCGGGCTGCAGTACTCGCTGATCGAACCCTGGAAAATCCTGCGCGACCCGGACGCACCCCGCCGCGACCCGCAGGGCGGGCTTTACTGGATCCACCGCGAATGGCTTGACTGGCATGTTTTGAAGGACGGAGAGGCGCGGGGCAAGTATTTCGACATCGAGCGCGTGCGCAACACGTCGGAATCGACGGCATCACCCAACGACCCATTCCTGACCAAGGACGCGATCGAGGCGCGCAAGAGACAGGTGCACCGCCGCAGCGACTTCCGCACGCTGCACCTGGTGGAGGAAATGTACGGCACGGTGCTAGACAAGCGCGGGGAGGTGGTGCTGCCGCGGGCGCAGTTGACGGTGTGCGGGGGGCGGATAATCGAAGAGCCCAAAGCGGTCCCCTACCGCCGGCTACGGTGGCCAGGGGTGTCATTTTCGCCATTTCCATCGGTGCTCGGGTACGGCGGGCGGGGACTTTTGAAAAGCGTGGTCACGGTGTGGGAGGCCATGTGCAACCTGCAATGCCTGTTCGAGGACGCGCTTTCGTGGCTGGTGAACCCGCCCAAAGAGGTGTGCGTCGAGCAGTTGGTGGATCCGCGAGATGTCGAGGACTGGCCGGGCAAGAAGTATCTCACGCGCGAAAGCGTCAACGGGCAGCAGGCGGTACGCGAGAGCATCCGCCGCGACGTTACCGGTTCGATCCTCGCCAACCAGCAGTACCATGACCAGATATTCCAGCGCGGAAGTTTTATCACCGACGCGGTGCAGGGGCTCCCGGGATACCGCAAGGATGTTACCTGGCGCGAAAGCCAGCAAATGCTCGACCAAGGGCTGGGCGTGTTCCAGTTGATCGGCGCCAATGTCGAATCCGGGGCAATCGCAGCGCTGGCCGCGGCGCAGGAAGTCATAGAAGCCTTCGCCGGATACACCGACTACGCTGATATGTTCGGCCGCGAGCCATTGGAGCAGATGATGATGGCGCCGGACCCGCGCCGTCCGAACGGGGTCAACGGGCTTCCGGCGTTGTCGGGAAGGTTCCACGTCAGCGGCGTTTCGGCGCTGATGAAGGGCGCCGAGACGCTGCAGCACTTAACCCAGGTGTTCATCCCGCTTTGCGCGCAGCCGCAGTTCGCGCCCTACCTGGAGCCCTATAAGATGCTGAAGGCGCTCGAAACAAGGACCAACCTCACCGACGAGGGCATTGTGGCGAGCGACGAAAAGGCCATGCAGATCGACGCGGAAATGAAAGCGCAAGCGGCCGAGGACCAGAAAAAGGTGGAGCAGGCCGAAGGCATGGCGCAAGTGTCTGAATTGGTAAAGCTTCTTAACGACATCGGGATTGGAAAATCAAGTCCCGGAGCCGGAAACAAGCCGCGCGACGAGGGCGGACAATGAGCGGATCGCCGGTAGACATCATCACAGGAATGCCCATGTCGCCCGCGTTCGGGCGCGACGAAAAGCGCACGGACGCCGACGAGATGATGGACCGGATGCAGATGGCGGGGCTTCCGGCGTCGGCAGCCGCGCAGATGGTAGCCGACAAGGTGGTGCAGGTGTTGGAGCAGCGCATAGCGACGATACTGGATGAGGACCCCCAGGCAAAGACGTGCCTGGATATTTTAAGGGCGATCGACGCCGCGTCCATAACGGCGCGCGAAGCCGCCCGGCGCTACGTCAGGCGCTATAACTTTCTAATCCCGGCCCTCGCAAGCGAGACCACGCCGGAGAAAGCAAGCTGAACATGGGTAATTTGGCAGCACAACCAAGCCAGACCACGCCAATCGTGACCGGCACCGATATTTTTGCGTTCGGGAATGCCGACGCCGCTCCCGGCCCTGGCGAAGAGAAAACTCAAGAACCAGCCACCCCGGCCCCAGCCGAGGACCACCCGGGCGAAGCCAATGAAAACGTAACGCAAACAGGAACGGGGAAAGCGGAAGAGCCTGCGGCAGCCCCCCCCGTGGCCTTGAGGTTCAAAACCCACGAAGATGCCGAGCGCGGATACCGCGAGCTGCAGGGCAAGGCGACCCGGGCCGAGCAGGAAGCGGCCGAGGCGCGGAGAAAAATCGCGGAATACGAGGCGCAGCACGCCGCGCGTCAAAAGCAGGAGATCGCAAGCGCCGCACAATCAGCAGTAGACCATGCGATCGATGAGTACATGACCGAGCGCACGGAAAAGGCGTTAGAAGAAATCGAGGCGCTTGATCCGGACGACCCGGCGCACCGCAAAAAGGTAGCGCAGATATATGCGCGCAGGGACTCCGATGTGCGCAAATTCACTATAAACCCGGTCGGGAAGGACGGGAAGCCGATCGCGCCACCATCGCCAGAACCCTCCCCCTCCGCAGTTCCGGAAAAGGAAGCGGGCGGCGAAAGACAGCAACCCGCAAGCGATCCCGGAACAACGTATGGTTATACTGCGGAAGCAGATGCGCCCCGGGCAGCAGCGCCGGCAGTACCCGCGGACGAGCAGGTCCGCCGCGAGCAGGTGCGAGAGTATATCGATTCGCGCGCCAATGCGGCGGCAATAGACCCAAACGACGAGCTTTGGGTCGGGGTGTCGCTGACAACACCTACGCGGGACGAAAATGGAAGGAGCCTGTCCCTCGACGAGCAGATCGAGTGGACCATCGAACGATACAAGGAACGCAAGGCGGCGATCCAGGCCCGCGCCCGGCAGGCATCCAACCTGCCCATGGGCGAAGGCGGGCGGGTACGAAGCGCACCGGAGGGCCAGGCGGGCGGTTCCGCCGGCGGGCCAATCGGGTTAGGAGACGCGATCGCCAGGGCAAACGAGCGCCGCCGATTATAAGCCGGCGCGGCCATAGTGCCGCCGGCGACATCGACGGAGGAAACAGGAAATGAGCAATACCACCACTTGGACCTACGACGCCGAAACCGGCGTCTACAAAAATCATGCTTTATCGGGAAAGCTGCTAGAGACCGCGGCACAGAAGATGGTCTTCGTCCCGTTCACCGACAAGGAAGAAACATTCGGGAAGCACATGGGCGAGTCCATTACGCTCGTGCACTACAACGAGCTTTCCGACCCCACCAGCGCGGCGCTTGAAGAGGACACCCGCATCCCGATCGATAAACTCAGCATGGACGTGCGCCAGATCACCGTGCAGGAGTGGGGGCGCGGAGTCGAGTACACGTCGCTCATGCAGGACCTATCCAAGTTCGACCCGGCCAAGGGCGCCCAGCGGCAGCTCACGCGGCAGATGGAGCGCGCCATGGACAAGGCCGCCGCGACGGCTTTCAAGGCGGCAAAGGTCGCCTTCATCCCGACGAGCCTAACCGGCGGCGTGTGGGACACCGACGGGACGCCATCCACCCAGGCGCTGGTGAATATCAACGCCGACCACCTCGGGGTGATCCGCGACTACATGGCGAACACCATCCATGTCCCGTTCCACGACGGATCAAACTATGTGGGCGTTTTTTCCACCAAGGGCCTGCGCGGAATCAAACAGGACCGCCGGTTCGAAAGCTGGAATATGTACCTGCGCAAGGGCGACCTGATTTTCCGCTCCGAGTGCGGGCGCTGCGAAAGCATCCGCCTGGTCGAGTGCGTGCACACGGCGGCGCTGACCGATGGGGTAGGCTCCGGCTCGGTGCTCGGCGAGGGAGTTGTCTTCGGCGAAGAGGCTGTCAGCCGAATCGAGACGGAGTTTCCCCACCTGCGGGTCAACCCGAATTACCAGGGGGACTTCGGGCGCAAGAAGGCCGTGGCCTGGTACGGGGTCGTGGCGTTTGCGACCACCTGGGATTCGGCTTCGGACTACGAGGCCAAGATCGTGCGGGTGACCAGCTCTTAGACTGAAGGCTGAAGGCTGAACAACAAATAACCGGCGGCGTTAGATTCCGCCGCCGCATAGACAAGGAGAAATAAAATGCTTGAAAATTACGTTATCCCCCTGCCGGTTGTGAAGCAGATCGACTTTGACGACACGGCCGGAATCGACCTGGACCAGGTTGCCGCCGATGTCGCGCGGATCCTGGTGCCGTTCAAGTGCGAGGTGGTGATGGCCCAACTCATCATCACCGAGACATGCGCCGGGTCGACCCCCGGCGTCGTGAAGATGGACCGCCGCGTGACCGCCGGTAGTGATTCTGGCCGCGGCGACGGCGACATCGGCGAGTTCGCCATGGGCACGACCGCCGCCGGCAAGGTGCTTTATGACGAAGTGGCCAAGGGCACCGTGCTGAACGCCGGGGACGAGGTTGTCGTGCAGATCACCACGGCGCCGGTCACGGGCCCTGCAGGACACTTCGAGCCGGTGCTGCTGGTTAAGCCGCTGTCGGAGACCAAGGCCAACCAGACCGACATGGTGGCGACGGCGTAGCGTGGATTGGCCGCCGGGAGCGAGTGGCGTTCCCGGCGGCTAAGTACATAAACCAAAAAGAATTAATCGCGGCGGGACGCCGCTCCCACAAAAAAAATAAAAATTTGGGCGGCTAAAAAGCCGCCCCAACAAAAGGAGACGGTCATGGCGGCTATCGCATCCAGTGATGTAACTGTCAGTGTTTCGACGCGCAACCGGGACATCGCCCCCGGTGGCCCGAAGCTGATGCAAATCGCATCGGTCGGTTTTGGGAATGGATCGCTAACCTACCCCACCGGCGGCGTTCCACTGCCGGCAATAGGTGTTTTCGGGTTCAAGAAGGCGATCGAGTTCGGCGTGATCGAGCAGCCGGTGAACGGGTTTATTTACAAATTCGACCGCGCCAACCACAAAATCATAATCTACACCCAAGGCATGAGAACGGGATCGACGGCGACCGGCGCGCTCGCCAATGGAGCATACGCGGAGAACAGCGCCGATGCCGAAACCGTGGTGCGGTTCTCCGGAACCGCAATCGACACCACATACGACTTCGGCCCGCTGAAGGAAATGGCGTCCACGATCGCGCCGGCCGCAGCGTCGATGTTGATCATGCTGCTTGGGGAGTAGGAAAAAAAAATAAAAAAAAACCCAGCGGCCGGAGACCCCGGCCGCAGGCAAAGGAAAGGTAGTGTGATTTGTGCCCCAAAAGCTGAATGTGGAGATAACCGGCGCCACCGGAGAAAAGACAATTAAACAGGTGATGGTGATTCGAAGCTGGCAAGACGCATCCGGCGCCCAGGTGATGCTGTTCGAAAACGGCAGCTATGGATACCGCAACGGAGAGCCCATCAGGAGCGAGGCCGAGTTCGACATCATGACCTCGGCGGTGCAGCGCAAGGCGGCGATCGCATGGTGGACGCGCGCCGGAAAGGAAATTTCAGAATCGTACTACGCGGCCAAGCAGCGGCGGGAAGAGGAGATGCAGGGAGACTTCCAGGCGTTCACCGGATCAGATTCAGATCTCGATTCAATCTTGTACACCCGGGCGCCAAGCGGTAACCAACAGGAAACATCGGGGCCGTTCTCATGGATGGACCTTTTCCCCAAGCGTCCGGACTGGTGGGGGCAGGCGATCTCCATCCGGTTCGGGGATTTCGTCTACGCGCAGGCGGAAACATCAATGCAGGGGCCGCCAGCCACTGAAAAAGCGGTGGGCGAGAGGGTGGATGAAGTTGAAGAGGGTTCAGGGTTCAGGTTTCAGGGTTCAGGTAAAAGCAGAAACAAAAAAACATTCAGCGATTGAATAGCCCAACATAGGTGGTGATATGTCCGAGAAAAAGTCTAAATCCACGGACCAACCGGTAGGGATAAAGCCAAATCCAGCGCCAAGCCTTAATCTTTCTTTTCCGGAAAAAAGCAAAATCAACCCGGAAGGCATGGATGGTCTCAGTCTGCAAGACGAGGTGACGGTGATCGTCACGGGCAAGGTATCGTCCATAAGCGCGTACTCCGGAGAATGGGGTTCGCGGTCGCTCGGGTTGGACATCGAGAGCTGCCGGATCGAGAGCGGTAAGGATCAGGCGATGGGACTTGGCGATGCAGTGGAGAAAACGCGCCGCAGGCTGTAGCGATAAAGGAGCTTAGAGATGAAAAGGGTTGTTGCGATCGTATTGGCAATTTATTTGCTGTGCGCCGTTGGGGCGCATGCGGCCTCTTCGATGACGCCATCGCTTTATTCGATTTCGCAAAACCAATCGTTTTTGGTGGTGAAACTAGCTTGCATCGCAGAGACCGATGGCACGTTCACCAACAAGACATTGACGCACGCGGAGGTGTTCGGCGCGGGGTCTTACCTGCCGGTCGAATACAAATACATGGGGTATTACCTCGTTACCGCGTGGGCGGTAAACCCCGCCGCCACCTACCCCACGTCCGGCGCGGTGACAATAACATCCGCGAGCGGGCTGCAACTAATAGGCTCAGTCGCGGGCGACACGCTTACGCTTTCAACGGCGTCAACCGGCGTCGCGCAGATCACCAACAGCATTTTGCCAATAAAAAGGCCGATTGCGGATGTGCTGACGATCGCCGTTACGGACACCGGCACGGCGGCCAATCAGTTTTCGCTATACCTACTGTTCGCGCGGCCGTGGATCCCGTAGGCAAACAAGCAATAAGGATTGTGCCAAATGAACAAGGTTTTGATGGGCATAAGCGTAGCTGTAGTTGTCTCAACCACCGTATGGGCGGCTCCGTTCCTGGTTTGCGACCCGCAGTCCGGGGTGCAGGTTTATAAACTGACCGGTCCAGTGTGGGTTCCCGCAACGGTACCGGCCCAACCGGATGGGGCGATACGCATGGACATAACCGCGGCCGAAGCGGGAGCGATAACGAGCTTAACTGTCAAGGCATGCAAAAGCGATCCTATTTGGGGGGAACAATGCAGCGCTGCCGTCCCTTTCGAATTTACCCGGCCAGCGGCGCCACCTACTCCCGCAGGAATAAGATTAGTACCGTAGTGCAAACGTGGTTTGGCGAGTCTAAATAGGATAGCCCATGTCGCTTTTCGACCTTCGGATATGCTGGAACTGCCGGAACTTATGGGTGGAGGATGACCACCAACAGGAAGATGTTGACAGGTGTCCGACGTGCGGGGCGCACGCGGCTTGCAAGCCGGCTTATGACCGCGACTCCATGGCGGCGGCGCAGTCGGCTGGCGATGAAGATACGATACTATGGGAGCCCAGCGGTGAACAAATACTATGGGACGACACTGGAGACACGATCCAATGGGAGTGATCATTAAATTTCTGGCGGCGGCTTGCTTGGCGTTGTTGGTTCTATGCGACACAGCTTTTTGCCAGCAAGGCACAGCTATAAGCGATCAAACTGAGGAACCGTCGCCTAGCGGCGAAGATTATGCACCCATGTATTCAGTGTCGGCCAGCCGCGGCCGTCGGGTGCATCTGAAAAACATCGTGCAGAAAGGCCACGGACTGCTTGATGGGTTTTTGCAAATTCAGGGGGC